TGGCGCTTTAAGCGCTGGCTCAACACCGCGATGGGCCGAGGGAACTGTTAGCGGGGCCCTGGGGTGTCACACGGGCTCAACACCTGTACCAAGCTACGGCCTGGTCGGTTGAAAGGAGGCTGGTGCCGTGTGACTCAAACCCCAGGGACACCCAAAGTCCGTAGAGTGGTTTCGTTTGCTAGAATCGGGGCAGCGAACCGCTACGGAGTTCACAACGCTAACGTAGCCAATGCCACGCGAGCAGTGATGGAGAGGATCTTCTATGTGGAGAGGGAGGGCAAGTTTGAACCGCCCCCCCAGCCAGCCCCCGGCTCCCTCCGACGCCTTCTGCGAAAATTTCGACGCAGACTCAAGCGCATAGCGCCTACGACCGCCCCTATCTCCAGAGATGAGTTCTTGGATTGCTATAAGGGCCGCAAACGTCGTGTGTACGAGTCTGCTGCTGAGAGCCTGGACGTGACCCAGGTTGAGCGGAAGGATGCTTTTCTGTCTTCGTTTGTTAAACCGGAGAAGACGAACATCACTGAAAAGGGCGACCCAGCACCCAGGGTCATCCAACCTCGCAGCGCGCGCTACAACGTTCGTGTTGGACAATACATAAAACCGATAGAGCACACCCTGTATCACGCGATCGACGTGATTTTTGGGGCACCAACCGTCGCTAAAGGGAAGAACGCGATACAGAGAGCCGCCATGCTTAAAGAAGCGTGGGATTCGATGGACGACCCAGTCGCCGTCTTGCTAGATGCACGCCGATTTGATCAGCATGTGTCTGAGGACGCGCTCGGCTGGGAGCACAGCGTCTACAATGCTCTCTTCATGAACGACCCTGAGCTACAGAGGCTACTCGCCTGGCAACTGGACAACCGCGGATTCATCTATTGCGCGGACGGTTCCGTCAAGTACCGTGTGCGTGGACGACGCGCTTCTGGGGACATGAATACTGCCCTCGGAAACGTGTTGCTCATGTGCGCCTTGATGTGGACCTACCTCCGGGAAATAGCCGGCAAAGCCTTCCGTCTTATCAACGACGGCGACGATTGTGTGGTGATACTCGAGAGGCGTCATTTCCAAACCCTGAAATCCACTTACAAGGAGTGGTTCCGCAAGTGTGGCTTCACCATGAAGCTCGACGGATACACTGACAAGTTCGAGAAGATCTCGTTCTGCCAAGCCCAGCCAGTCTTTGATGGCGAACGTTGGGTTATGGTGCGAGATCCCCGAGTAACACTCGACAAGGACAACATCAGTGTCAAGCCCATCCCCGATGAGAGGACGTGGCTCCTTCAGCGCAAAGCGATATCCCAGTGTGGGTTAGCTCTCGCCGGTAACATTCCGGTCTATGGGGCTTTCTACAGCATGCTGGATGTCAAAGGCGTGGAAGTCGAGCGCGGACTCGAAACGGGGATGGATTACTTGGCCAGGGGCATGGAGGGGGGACGTCGAGCCGTTGCTCCCGAGGCGCGAGCCAGCTACTTCATGGCGTTTAACATTACGCCGGATGAGCAGGTCGCGCTTGAGGAATTCTATGACGGTATCACCCTTCGGTATGAAACACCGTTGGCCTCATGGGATATTCACGAACCATTTACGGATATCCTAACGATCGCAAAAGAACAGTAGAGAGAGAACAGAACGACGGCACAAACACACTCCGGCACAACCGTCGACTACGACACCAGCTTCCTAGTCCTTGTCAGCCTTGTGGTACTGCTCGCATTTGCCATACCAAGATGGTTAGACGCACAGTCAACAAGAAGCGTAGTGGAGTCCCGCTACGTCAGTCTTTCGGACGTCCTTCGCGCAACGCGCGAGGATCGGTCGGAGGAGTGACGAAAGGCGAGGCGCTCACTGACGCCAGCCACGCGCATTCACTTGTGAACCCGTGGGCCCCAGATGCCCGCGGATCCAAGTGGCCTGACACGGACTCTTCCCGGTCGGTAGCCATTACTACCAAGTATGTGGCTAATATCACCGGGTCGAATATCGGGTTCAAGGTGGTCCCCAGTTTTCAGAATGCCGTTTACAACGGCACTTCAATCTCCGGCACATCCATTGTTGCCCCTTGGGTCAGCACCGGAGAGAATCCTGATTACTCGGCCATCGCAGGAAGCTTTTCCACCTACCGCATCGTCTCTATGGGCGTGCGAGTCATCCCCACTTCGGCCCCAGTGGATCAGGCCGGCTACATCCGGGTCATCACACTCTCCGTCAATCCGGG